TATTTGCAAATCAGCAAAGCCACAAGCGCGTTTCCTTTTATGGTGGCGCTGGGTGAGATTTGCGAGTTTACCGATCGCGAAGGTAACAAGTGTCAGGATGGCCAAATCTTTGACCCCATCAATGGCGGCTACCGTACTTGCTCCAGCTGTAATGGCTCGGGTGTTAAGAGCCGATTCAGCCCAACAGGGATGCTACTGATTAAGCCTAAGACAGCATTGAGCGAAGGAGACAGCGCACTCAGTGGCGAGTACCTGAAGTTTGTGAGCCCACCAATGGACACGCTGAACTTCCTCCGCACAGAGATTGAGCAGCAAATGGCAAAGGCTCGCAGGATATTGCACTTGCCAAGCTCAGACGAAAGCGGAACCATCGGCGAAGCATCGACAGCCACAGGCTCATTGAATAAGCTACGTGCGCTCTATGCGTTTATCAAGCCTATTTCAGACCAGCTATTCAACCTTTACGAGTTCTGCTTGGTGACGATGGGGCGCATGCGTTACGGCGAAAACTTTGGCGGGGTGAATCTTGTGTACCCGACCAGCTTCGACATCAGCACCCCGAGCGATTACTTAGCTGTAATCAGCGAAGGCGTGAAGGCAGGCGTACCGCCATCGATTACCTTCAGCAATGTCTATAACTACATCAAGGCAATTCACTACACCGATGAAGAGACAAGTGCTGTTTATGACCTTATCCTGAATGCTGATGAATTGCTACTGATGAGCTCGGCAGATATTGCCCTGCGCGTTGCTAATGGCACCATCGAGAAGTACCAAGATGTAATCCATCACAGCGCGCCACAGCTAATCATGGAGCTTATTCGCAATCACATCCCGACCGAGGGTGCTCAACGCTTCATCGACTTACCGATGGCCGAACAGATTGCAGCACTTAACCGCTTAGCATCGGATAGGATTGCCGTGCAGCTCGACCCGATTCAACAGGCGCAACAGGAACTATTGAATGGCATCATTTGATTCGTTAGTTCGCGATAAGATTAAGCTCTTCGAGTCGGTCCCGGATAAACTGGCAACGGCTGCGATTAAGACACAGGCTGAGATATGGCGTAAGATTCGCCCGATTCTCGATGACATGGATGTCAGCGCAGCGGGTAACATCGAGCAAACCGAAGGGAATATCAGGCGCATCGGCCTCATTGCTGATGAACTTAAGAAGGTGCTTGCCGGTAGCGAATACAAGGAAGCGGTTCGTTCATTCCTCGGCTCAATCGATGAAGGGGTGCAGCTCACTAACGAGATTGCACGTACATTTGAAAGCGCATTCGAACCGACCGAAGTGCAGAAACAATTGCTGCAAATATCTAAGCAGAATGCGATTAACACATTCTTCGGCGCTGGCTTGGATGCACGATTCACGCAGCCCTTCCTCGAGCAGCTAACCACGAACATCGCAGCACGCGCACCACTAAGAGAGGCCGTTGTTGCACTGGAGGGATTGGTCACCGGCACAGAGGCGAATGATGGGCGGCTGCTTGCCAACATCAAGACCACAGCCACCACCGCACAAGCCGTTGCAGACCGAAGCTATTCAGCCGCTGTCAATGACGAACTCGGCATCGAGTGGTTCGAATACCTCGGCGGCGAGATATCTACAACGCGGCCATTCTGCGAAAATCGTGAGGGCGGCATCTACCATCGCAAGGAGATTGAGGCATGGGGCGCTGGTAAGAATAGTGCTGGCATCAGAGACATACAAGACGGCACATGGGCTGGACGCATAGACGGCACAGATAGTAAGTCGATTTTTACACTTGTAGGGGGGTGGAACTGTCGGCACTATCTTGTGCCAGTGCCCGAAAGAAAGGTGCCGGACACGGTCAAAGCTCGGGCGAGAGCTGAGGGGTTTATTGATTAAAAAAAACCGCTTATTATGCGGCTCTTATTTTTTTATCCTGCTAAACTTTCAGGGATTATGATTGCTTTTCGTTAAAACGATTGAGACATTTTTGGCAACAAGAATTTGGATAATTTTCTGCCCACCACTTAAAAGATTGAAAATCATTTTTACCAATACCAGATGTTTTGCGATTACAATAGGTAAGTGAGCCATTACTTAAATGTTGTTTTTTTGCTGATTCCCCTGCTGCGATATTCATAGTGTGAGTTTTTAATTGTTTAACTCTGCAAACATACAAACATTATTCGATACTGCAAAACAAAATCAAAAAGAAAGTGCAAATATTTTTACTCGGTTTTGTAATCGTTTGAAAATGTAGCCAATAAAATTGCATTGATTTATAACTTAAAATTTATTTACCTTTGCTAATATGAGACACTTGATACTCTCAGATGGCCGCATCATAAAAGCATCAGATATGGTGGCCGAGCACCTACTTACTAAGAAGGGCGCAAAGGAATTAATACTGCAACCAATTAACACCCCTCAAATATATGCCGATCAAACCGGAGGAAGCACTCGAGATAGTGAACTTCCTAAACCTCAACGAAGCCGAGAACCTGGAAGAAGCAAAGGAGAAGTTTCAGGAGAACTGGGTAAACAGCAAGGAGCTAAGCGAAAAGCTCGGAAAGATTAACGGCACAATTGCCCACGTTGCTAAGCGAGCATTTGAGCCATTCGGAGTTACGCTCACTGAAGAAGATTTCAAAGACAAGAAGGCGCAAGATGTTCTACGCATGGCATCCGAGCGAGCTCGAGAGGCTTATGAGAAACAGCAAGAAGAGTGGCAACAGCGAGCCGATAAGTCAGGCAGCGAAGAGCTGGTGAAGGAGTGGGAGAAAAAATACAAATCGCTCGAGAAGAAAGTGACCGATATCGACTCAGCTCGGCAAGATGCCATCAATCAGTTTGACCAGTTCAAGCTAAAGATGGCAGAGGAACAAAAGCAGAGCAAGATAAACCACACCTTCGAGAAGGAGCTCTCAGCAATCAAGCTCGACCCATCGGTGAATGAGTTTACCATCAAAGGCTTTAAGGCTACCATCGGGGAAAAGTATGCAATCGACCTGGAAGAGGACGGCAATGTATTCGTGAAGGATAAGAACAGCGGCGAGCGATTGAAGTCAAAAGAGAAAGCCGGTTCATTCCTGAACCTATCCGATGTGTTGCTTGCTGAAGCTACGGCGGCGGGCATCATTATGAAGAACCCATCGGCTGGGCAGCGTGTGCCGAGACCGGGGCAGGCTATCATACCTCCGATTGAGGCACAATCCGACAAGCGCATGAAAGGTGTTAACCCTCGATTCTTCACGAAATGACAATCAAGCAAGCCTATAAGATATTGATGCACCACGCAGATTGGCGGCAAGGCAAACACAGCGAAATGGTAAGCCCTGCCGACCTGACCAAAGCACTTGAGATTGTGCTTGCGTATCTCGAGAATAAACTAACACAGAGCGCTCATGCCTGAATATGAAGGTTACAATGTCACGGCATCCGATCGCGCTGGAAAGAAGTACAAAGCGGTAGACGATGACGGCAATGAGATTCACTTTGGCGCTGAAGGGTATCGGATTAACCCCGGCACGGATGCAGGCAACTCTTACTGTGCTCGTAGTAATGGCATCCCTTCTCCGAAAGGCTCGGCGAATTGGTGGGCTCGGCAGCTTTGGAGCTGCGAGGGGCGAAGGTCGGTAAGCGATAAACCTTTTTTTGGTAGAATCGAATTGCCTTAGTATATTGCGGTTCGTTCTTTATTCTCTCATACCAATTAGTTTAGGCACTATTTGAAAAGGCTTGCAGAAATGCAGGCTTTTTTTATTTATCTTTGTAGCATCTATGATGTAGTGAGCCGCAACTTATCGCGGCAAAGTAGGCGCACCTGTCGGCCTTTGCAACTGGCAGAAACTCCAAACTACATTAATCATGTCTATATCTCGCATTCTATCGGAGTGTCCTAATGTGCAAATGTCACTTAGCGAACTCTTCATCGAAGTTGGACAGCGTGAGCAATTGCCTTTCTTAGAGTTCTTGCTTTCGCCTGAAAACGCAAAACTAATCCGCACTGAGGTTGCACCCGGTGGCGGTAAATTAAAAACAGTACAAGCTCGTTGGATTCAGCGTTTACCTGAGACCGAAGTTGAGACAGATGGTGACATCTTAGCTTGTACCTCAACGAACACTTACGGAGACAGCACAACCACGTACACGTTGGATGTGACTGATACGTACCAAGCATCTCAGCTGATTAATGCTGCTGAAATCGCTCGCCATTGCCAGGAGAACTCTCGCTATGTGCTTGAGTCGGTAATGCGTTTGATGGATGTACTTGACCGCAAGGTGGCTTCTGCTGCCGCTGTTCAGGCTGTTGCCGACATCGGATCGTGGGGCACTGAGGTGTCAGGGTACTACACTGTAAGCGGTGACTGCTTGGAGATTGCTACTCGCCAAACTGGTGGGCAAGCATTGAACGAGTTCGCACTTGCTGACATCCTTCAAGCAACTCGCATGGCTAACTATCCAGGTGCGCCTGTAGTATTTGGCGGTGCTGAGATGCAGCGTTATGCTAACGCCGTGCAGGCTGGTTGCTGCACTCAGTTCGGCATCGACTTGTTGGCGATTAGCCAACAGAACGGTTTCGGATTCGCTTACGATTCTCGCGTTGCAGCGGCTCAAGGTTCGCAGCTTAAGAACTTGGTGACAACTGCCGGAGCAATCCAGTGGTTATCATTCAACTTAGCTGATTGGAATCAGGGCATCACGCCTGTGGCTGGTTCAAACTACTCAAAGACCTTGGTGTTCACACCAGCTGGTGTACCAGTAGATTTGACCATGAAGGATGATTGCGGTAATTTGTCGATTGTGTTGACTACAACTGGAAAGATTGTAACGCTTCCAACTGACATTTACGAAGCATCTGACAAGTATGCTGGCGTTAACTACGTTAACTGCGTTGAAATCGCAAACCCGTAATCGGGTCGGTAGGTTTACTCTCGCAAGCCGATGAGGACTTATTGACCCAAGACGGATTAGATAATCTAACCACGCAATAAAGAGGGGGGCTTCGTGCCCTCCTTTTTTTATTTATCTTTGTAAAAACTAAAGAGATGTGCATTGAATCACTACTCGGATTAAGAGGCTGCGAATCCCCAGAGCCATCGACTGGGCTCTACATCGATGACCTCGGCATCAACCAAACCTTTCTCGGGCAACTTATCACGGACCAATACCTCAACGGCGTTGAGCTGTTCGAAGATAAACGAGCCTTCGCATGGCGTAAACTTTCATCGGATGTGCTGACTAAGCTCAGCCCAATGATGAAGAGCGACACGATAATCGAGAGCAAGCGCGTTGGACAAGTCTTGTCCAATTATGCCAACGTGCAGACTGCGCTCGGTGCTGGCAACTATGGTGGCATCAGGTTGAAGATTGACCCGAATACGGTTAGCTATCTCAACTTTTACCTGGCAGATATTAACCTTGCAATTGATGCTGCTAATGTGAATGTGCCGGTCCTTATCTTCGACATGACAACTGGCAAGTTGATTGAGACCATTACCTATGCAGAGGGTGCGCTCGATCAGTTCATCGGTAAGACATTGACCTCAGCTAAGCGTAAGATGGACATCGCCATCGTCTATGAGTCAGATGTCAACACGGTGAAGTTCACGCCAAAGAGGGGCACTTGCACAAGCTGCGGAGGCGGGATTAAGGAGTCGCATATCTGCCCATTTGTGGATGCGATAGGCATCGAGCTCACAACCGATGGCACGAATGTGCTCACAAGCAAATCGAGTAAGTACACCACAGGCATGAGCCTGACCTATAATGTGAACTGCGACCGCCAAGGATGGCTGTGCTCGGTAGGTGGCACGATGGCATTAGCGTTAGCCTATGCCACAGCCGTTGAGATTTACAACTATGCCCTTACGATTAGCCCGAATCAGCGAGTGAATACAACGGTGATTGTGAATAGAGGTCAGAACAAGACCGAGCTCATGGATGGAATCATGGCAGCTCGCGACATCGCAGCAACGCGATACAGCGAAGACCTTGGAGCTACGTTGCAGAACATGCGCCTGCCTGATGACACGCATTGCTGGGATTGCAAGCGCAATATGAAGTACGTTACAGCCCTGCCATAACATGCCGACACCCGCCGAAATTCAAAAGAATCTTGATGCGCTTTATGAAGGGTGGACATCCAAGTTCACAGCTTTGTATGGTCCTGTTCGTGAATTGAAGCGCATCATGTTTAAGCGCATATTCGGCACTGGCTCGAGCGGAGGCACGAACAAGGCGGGCGAGAAATTGCCAACTGTGCCATATAGCACTAAGCCGATATATGTCAGCCCTCGAGCGTTGGCATCGGCACCAAGCAAGTACAAGGTTGGCAAACGTGGTGAGCCGATTAAGTCGCTGTTCTTTCCCGGCGGTTATGCCGAATTGAAAAAAGGCACTTCGAGAAAGTTGCCTTTGGAGTTAACCGGAAGATTGAAAGGCGGCTTTCTTTCATCCGAGGTATTGACTGAAGGATTGGAAGCAGCGATAACAGTGCCCGCATCCGAAGAGGGCAAAATTGATGGATTAGAGGCGAAATACGGCACTATCTTTTTGCCGACAGCGGAAGAGCAAGCCGAGATGCTCGAGGACCATGCAGCCGAGCTTGTGCAACAAATCATTAACGCAATGAATAAATGAATATACTTTCTACCATTCTCGACAGGCTAAACCAACGAATTGAGGTCGGCAATATCTTCGATAAGATTTACGGCCTTAGCGAGCTTGTAGGCGAGGGCAATGATAAGGCGTGGGCGTTTTACATCGGCAACGGCCAAGCGATTCCTGTAACGGATTATGATGCGAAACAGGGCACGCTCTTTTGGGCGAAGCGTGGCAAGATTAACGTGACCAAAAACGAGAGCCTCAAGCTGGCAGGCTGCCGCTCAATCTATGAGACACGCTTCAGCATGACAGCATACGCAATGGTGCGCAAAAGCCACCTACCTTGCGACTCAGCCGATGCACAGGACTGGGTGGCATCGAGAGTGCTTCGTTTAATCAGCGGCACTGACCCGCAATTTAAGACTGCCATCGGGGCAATCGCTTATGAGGTAGTGCCGAGCGGGTACGCTAATGAGATTAAGTACTTGCCAGTAAACTATGAGTGGGCAGCGGTTGCAATTGATGTGGATGTGAATGTCAGCACATCGAGCGAGGACGGCTGCTATGATACTTGCCAAACTGGAGACATCCCTCTGCCGGACTTCGAACCTTGTCAGCCTTGCTTAACCGAGGTTGCTGTGGATGGGGTGACAATCACAGGCAACGGCACACCAGCCGACCCGCTTGTCGCAATTGGTGGCGGTGGTGGAACACCATTGCGAACTCAGAATGAAGGCACCAACGTAAGCACCAACACAACAACGCTGAACTTTACCGGCGCTGGCGTGACTGCTTCGCTAACTTCGCCTGGAGTGGTTGAGGTGAATGTGCCGGGCGGTGGCGGTGTAACATCCGTAACAGGCACAGCCCCGATTGCCTCAAGCGGTGGGGCAACGCCCGATATCAGCATAAGCCAAGCCGACACCACAACAGATGGCTACCTGAGCAGCGCAGATTGGAATACCTTCGATGGCAAGTTCGATACACCAACAGGGACAAGCGCAGACTATCTCGATGGCACCGGAGCACCTCAGCCATTCCCAACACTCACAAATGGCACGGTCACATCGGTTGCGGCAACAGTACCTAACCCGACAAACCCAGCATTCAGCGTTGCCGTACCTAACCCAACCACAACGCCAAGCATTGACATAACAGCCAATGGAGTTGTGAGCCAGTACGTTCGTGGCGATGGCTCACTCGCTAACTTTCCTCTCGGCGGTGGCGGTGGCGCATCGGTTAACTATTACCTCAACGGCTCAATCAGTCAGGGCACGATCGGAGGAAATGCTTACTTTCAAATGAGCCGCGTGCCAGTTCTCGGAGGTGGTACGAACTTTATACGCACAAATGCGCAAGGCGATGGCTATATCGCGCAATTCATAACCGATGCAGGCGACCCAAACCTTTTGGCAATTCCTTCAGGCAATTGGAATTTCGAGACCTACTTCAATGCTTCGAGTGGCGGCGGAAATCCGAGCTTTTACATGGAGCTTTACAAGTACGATGGCGCAACCTTTACGCTTATCTCATCAGGCTCTACAAACCCCGAAGCGATTACAGGCGGCACGGTAGTCGATTTGTATGTTAGTGCGCTTGCAGTACCTTCGACTGTATTGACTGCAACTGATAGGCTTGCAGTGCGCATTTTCGTAACTACATCGGGGCGTAACATTACCCTGCATACTGAGGACAATAACCTTTGTCAAGTAATCACTACGTTCACCACAGGGCTTAACGCATTAAACGGCTTGACCGCCCAAGTGCAAAACTTCGCAACGGGCACGAGTGGCACGGATTTCGGCATCAGCTCGGCAAGCACTACCCATACATTCAATCTACCAACTGCCAGCGCAAGCAACAGAGGTGCATTAAGCACAGCCGATTGGACAACATTCAACGGCAAGTTCAACACCCCAACAGGCACAACCTCGCAATACGTGCGCGGCGATGGCTCGCTTGCTTCATTGCCTTTCGAGCTTGTGGTGGCTGCATCGGATGAAACAACAGCACTAACGGCAGGCACGGCGAAGATTACATTCAGGATGCCGCGAGCTGTTACCCTTACAGCCGTTCGCGCATCGCTCACAACAGCGCAAGCATCGGGCAGTATCTTTACGGTTGACATTAACGAGGGAGGCACAAGTATATTGAGCACTAAGCTGACCATTGATAACACTGAAAAGACAAGCACAACGGCTGCAACGCCTCCAGTCATAAGCGATACCGCTTTGGCAGATGACGCAGAAATGACAATCGACATCGACCAAATTGGAGACGGCACGGCAAAGGGATTGAAGGTTGCATTAATAGGTACTTACGCATGAGCTTCATAGTTAATCCTTATGTTTATGCGGTAGCGGGCTGTGCTGATGCTGATGCAAATGCCTTCTTAACGGCAACGGGCATAACAAATGCAACGATAAGCGGTGCAATATGTACGTTGGTAACAAGCCTTAAGGCGCAAAGTTTATGGACAAAGATGTATGCCATCTACCCATTTGTGGGTGGAACGGCTACAACGCATAAGTTTAACCTAAAAAATCCAGCCGACACCAATGCTGCATATCGATTGAGCTTTGTAGGTGGATGGACGCATAGTGCTAACGGTGCTTTGCCGAATGGCACGAATGGATACGCGAACACCAATTTAAACATTGCCAATAATCTGATTCTAACCAATCACTCATTCGGGATTTATTCTCGCACGAATCAAGTTGGTGGGAACTTCGTTTATGGTGGATTCGATGGAGGTGCATATTTCTTGCAAAACAATTATGGTGCTGGTAATTTTGTTTCGGGCGCAGTAGGTAACATTGTTTCATATACAGCCAATCCATCGACCAATTTATTGATGGGCTCACGTACAGCGGTGAATGCTTTTAGGGGTTACCGAGGCACTACATTGCTCGCAACAAATACAGTTAACATCGGAGCACTTCCGCCAGTAGTATTCTTTTTAGGTGCGAGAAATAATAATGGCTCACCAGTATTTTACAACTCAATTGAGTATGCATTCGCATTCTTAGGCGAAGGTTTAAGCACTACCGAGCAACCTATCTTCCATTCAATTGTCCAAACCTTTCAAACCACTTTATCTCGCCAAGTATGATAACAGTTTACCAACTTACACCCGAACAAGCTGAGCAATTAATCGGTGTGCAATATGTCGCAGATATGACATTCAACCCGATCGAAGATGCGAATGGCAATTGGATAATAAGCGGCGAAGAGGTAAGCAGCACAACCATCGACTGGGTTAAGGAATTGCCAGCGATTGAATATGTGCCGAAAGAATCACTATATTTGTAAAAACCAAATCTATCATTATGGCAGGCGTAAAAGTAACCGACTTAACACCCTTAGCAACGGCAGCAAGCGATGACATCTTCTACATCGTTGATACAAGCTCCAACACCAGCAAGCAGATTGAGGTGCAAGACATCTATTCAGGGATGCCGCAGTTCGAGAGCGGAACATTTTCACCAACGGTATCAAATATAGTTCCGAATACGACTATTGTTGCAGTATTACCCGCATTTTATCAAAAGGTTGGAAATATTGTAACAATGTCAACGTTTTTTGATGTATCATTCGGAGGTTCTGATTCAAGCGTTGCGTTTAATATTGACTTGCCTGTTAGCTCAGATTTTACAAATATAAAAGATATCCAGGGCTGCATTGTTCCAGATAACTGGACTGACTTTTTAGGTGCAAATATTGTTGCTGACGATACATTAGACCTTGCTTTAATAACCGTAGATACAGCAACAGCAGGCTCAACTTATACATACATACGTACTGTTTTTCAATACGAAATTAAATAATGCGCAGCACCTCAATTCTCGGGCTTAATCTGATTAAGAAGTACGAGGGATTGAGGCTCTCAAGCTACCTATGCCCAGCCGGAGTGCCGACCATTGGCTACGGCTCGACACGCTACCCGAATGGTAAGAAGGTTATCCTCGGCGAAAAGCTGAGCGGCGAGAAGGAAGCAACGCAATTGCTACTATCCACGCTTGACCCATTCGAGTCGGCAGTCAATAAGCACCTACCTAACCTCAACCAATGCCAGTTCGATGCGCTTGTGTGCTTTGCATATAACGTAGGGACTGGGGCGTTGGTTAAGTCAACGCTGTTGAAAAAAGCCAAAGCCAACTCAGCCGACCCAAGCATCCTCGATGAGTTCCTTCGTTGGAACAAGGCGAGCGGGAAGGTGCTCTCAGGGCTAACGAACCGCCGCCGCGAAGAGGCGAATCTCTATTTCTCACTTTGTAACATTTAGCCCCATCTTGCCCCAACGCCGCGCTGGCGTGTGCGTATATTAGATATGCGAAAAAGGGCTACCAAGCAAAGGCGAATACTCGATGTGATTGTGAAGCACTGGCGCGGCACAATCGGTTCGCTTATGATTCTGGTGTCCATCTTCCTACTTATCTTCAAAGTGATAACAGCCGAGACATTAACCGCCATAATTGCAGCACTATTAGCCGCAGGGTACATACCAAAAGCCAAAAGCGATGCAACAGATTCGTAGAGATACCATCAAAGTAGTGCGCCACAGCAAGCTCAACATTGACACGATGAGCTGGGAGGCTGCTAATGCCGACACCTCATTCGCCCAGGCGAATCGTGAGAGCTTTCAGGCGGTGATGGCACAGCCGGCAAAGGCGAAAGTGCTAACGGCATTCGACACGATTCAGCCGTGTGATGTATCTTTGTACCCAGCCGCCACGTATTACATCCCGAAAACTCACGCTGTAAGAAACGAGCCGGAAATGCCAACGCCTATGAATTACGATATACTCGCAAACGGAATTGTGCTCACCTTCACGATGCTGCTTACCATCAAGTATGCGCTCGGATGTGTGCCAGCATGGCGTTCATTAATTGCGGATTTGCGTTCGGTTTAACGTATCTTTGCAGCATGGCATCGCTGCACATCCTTGAGTCATCAATTGACCTCTTCTATGTGATCACCGACAGGGATGGCAACATCGTCACCACGAATGACCTATTTCGCGAATA